ATATAATATCACGTAAACAATATACATAATTAAGTCATTTATTTTAGCTCAGTAACAGCTCCCGAACCTTTGTTATATAAATATTTCTTTCTAATTTCATCATACAAGCAAAGTGTTCCATCTGCCTTCTTTACAGGAATCATATCTGCTACAAGCTCACTTCCTGAATAGATTTTCGCGTATATGATTGCGCCTACCATGCCAGCTCCGGCGGATGCGCCATTTTTGCTCATCGTTCCAATATAGTACGGACTTGTGAGTGTAAAACTATCAATTGGGTCAAGTTCCACCGTATTATTGTTGAACGAAGCAGTTGCACCCGTTTGCTTGATAGTCCATGTATCTTCCCAAAACGTACAAGATTTCGCCGAACTGCTTACCGTGCCTCTGATCGCATAGAAATTATCAGTCTTAGTAAATCCATATTTATAATTATCATCCCTAGCTCCACATATATATGTGCTGTTAGATTTAACATATAACCTAATATCAGTATTAGTGTTTTGGTCAGGTAGTACTTCCGTGTCGAAATAACAGTTACCGTCAATATTAAGACCTCCAATATTCGTATGCGGTTCGGACGGCTGTACTTGTTTTGCTATAACCTCTACCGTACACTGTGCTTTATGATTACCATCATTTGTTGTAACCGTGACGATTGATGTTCCGACGGTTTTAGCTGTTACCGTTCCGTTCTGTACTATTACGTTAGAGTTATTAACGCTCCATTTCACAGACTGATTTGTTGCTGTTGATGGTTTTACTGTCGCGATAAGCGTCACGCTTGAATCAACTTCAAGTGTCATTTGTGATTTATTTAATTCGACGCCCGTTACCGGTACAATTTCAGGGACTTTTTTCTGAATTGTAACATCACAGGTAGCGGTATATCCTCCATCATCCGTCTGTACTGTAACTACTGCACGTCCAGTTGATTTTGCTGTCACTGTACCGTTTGATACTGTTATATTATCGTTACTTGCTAACCATTTCACAGACTGGTTTGTCGCATTAGATGGTCGCACTGTCGAAGTAAGTTTCTGACTGTCTCCTACCTGCATACTGAGTGTTGACTTATCCAATGTGACACCTGTCACGGGTACAGTTGCTGGAGCGACCGATTCTGTATAACCGATACCTAAGTCACGCAAACGTTGGTCTACAAGTGGAGCGTAGAACTTTCTGTACCATGTTTCCGTCGGATGCACTCCATCACCGACACCTGTATTTGCGTTGCGTGTATATTTGCTCTTATTCTTGGATGTCATTGCAATCTGAGCGCATTTTCTCATATCCAAATAAGGCATATTCCACTTTTTGCAAATTTCAATCATTTTTTCATGGACAGAATCAACATAATTGTTCTTTGAAAACGAATGAGGTATGATATATAATTTCACAGCAAGCGGAAACGTATCCATTACGTATTGAAGAGCACTTTCCATAGCTCCGCAAATAGTAGTCGTATCGTAATTAGAGTCATATGAATCCGATATATTTCCCATTGCAATATTATTATTTAAGTCATTCACCCCACCGTCAAATATAATTGCATCGGGCTGTCCAATATATGAACGAATTTGAGATATAATCGGAGTGTGTGCAGGGTTATTTGAAATAGCGATATTCGCACCGGACTCAGCGTTATTAATCCATGTACCATCGGGATATTTTTCTTTCAGCGGTTGAACGATGCCTGTTCCCTCTTTCCATCCCCAGCCGGCTATAATGCTATCGCCGAAGGCTACTATTGTTTTTCCTTTGTACGGATTCACTGTATCACCTCCTGTATATGTTCCTGTGATTCCAAAAAGTTCTACACCCTCTTTAATATTTTCAGCTAATAGATTTGCATCACCTTTAATAGTCTGCTTCCCAGACAGATATACACCAGCGTCTATGTTCTGGTCTTCCGTTCCCGGTGTTATGGTCTGTGCTGTCAATCTCTTAATCGTTCCCGTTACTTTTCCATCGGGACCGCAAGCCACGGTGTTCTCTAACATCTTACTCGCAATCGCATTAACGTCCGGCGCAGATACTGCAAGGTAATACACGCCATCCTGTACACCAGCATTCGGATAGGAGTCGGAAGAATCACTGGATATGTAACCAAGTAGATCTGTCCCTTTCTTACCAGTTGCCCCCTTTTCGTCGGATAACGTCCAAATCTGATATTGTGTATTGTATCCGTATGGTTTATATGCTATTTTCTTTGCTTTTCCGTTTTCCGAATTTGTCGGAAGGTAGAGTTTATCAAGTGATATTCCACCACTTTTCAGATTGTAATATCCATCGCTCGTTATTGTCCTTGATGTATACTCTTGTGTGTAATCGAATCCGGACGGTCTATTGCTGCTTCCTGTGCTCTCTTTGGTTTCTACGTAATCAATCAGTTCGCTATATTTCGCCCACGCATACGCTCCGTTGCCTGTTTTGTCTATTTCTGTGCCACCAGAACCGTCACCTTCGTAAGTACCTGTAATCTGATCGCCGTTCTTATCGTGCGCTGTTACACCTTTTAACAACTTACTTGCAGTTACGGTATCTTTTGACAAGTCCATTACTGTTCTTGGTCCGTAATTTATTTTACTAACTCCCATAGCTACCTCCTAACCGATCTGTACCGTTGTTGATCCAGATTCTGTGGTTTCTTTATAAGGGATTTCTTTAACAATTACCTCTGACAATGCATCATATCCGTCATCTGGTCTTATTACCTGTTCATTCACAGTAGGTGAAATTGTTTTTGACTGTGTAACAACTGTTCCACCAGCATTGGATGTCCCGCCGTAAGCGATAATGTAATTTACACGACACATGGTTTCTTCCGTTGTAAGTCCGTTAAAAGTCGCATACCATGATCCATTCAGATATGTAGCTCCATCAAGATGCAGTGTCATCTGACCGTCACCGTTTGCAAAACTTACTGCTGTATTTGCATTAGAAGCACCCGTAATTCCAAGAAGATTATTTATATCAGAATCCGAAAAAACCTCTACACTGTTTGAGTTTGTTGGAATTTTGACGACAATAGTTCCACATTTTGTTACGCATCGAAAATTCATTTTTGCATTCAAATTATTCAGGCTTTTTTCTACGTTTTTTATTCTATCCAATATCGTATCTATACTTGGTTGAATAGATGTACCCCGTATGACTTCTTCTATACTTAGTCCATTTATGTGCACACGTAACAGATGTCCTTTATATTGTTTTCCACCATAGTATATAGAGTCATTTGTCCACCGAATTTCGTCGTTGTAATTTTCGCCAAGAGCTACCGTCTTCCCTTTTATAATTTCAAATTCTACTTTTTCCACACCAGAATCATTTGTATATTTTATAAATACGTGATCGGTACGCTTTTTCCCTTGTCCTGCTGGTTCAAAATTTAAAGTTGTACTGTCATTCACTTTTGTCCAGACGTGTCTCCCCTGTAGTAATGCATCGCCATCTGCTATTCTTATCGATGTACTTGATACAATTTCCGCTTTAAATTGACTCCCTGCTTCAAGCACGTAAAAATCGCTGCCGAATATATCTCTGTATAACGATCCATCAGCTGCAGCCGAAACCTCAATACCGTTTCCTGTATTCAAATTAATTGCCATCTTAATCACCAACCTTATACGTTACTGTATATCTATCGTTTTCAATTTTTACAATTTCACTATTTATGATTTCCTTCATCGCCACGCCTGTCTGTCTGTTTTTTCCACCGACAATATCTCCTATGTCAACATCTAGTCTGTCAAATTGCGCTGTAAGAGAATCGCTATTTTTCAATTCTTTCAACTTTTCAACGCCCTGGCTCCTAAGTTCTTCATCAGACTCCACATTTCCATAATCATATATCTCTGTTATTTCAGACCTGCCTGTATAATATGGGGCATCAACTATGTTACCAGAACTATCTGCGTATAGATGTATCACGGTACGTTCCGCAAGCTCTCCACCGCCGAGACAGATCAGATGATTTACACCACCTCGATTCTGCTCGAAAATAACTTGCATACCATAATCATCGGAATATTCATATTTTCGTGACAGATCTTCTATCTGAGTTGCAAAAATTTGTACTTTCGCATCTCTAGTAACCGTACACACAAGCTTGGCATCGACATTTGATAACATCTTTTTGATACCCGCATACATGTCTGTATACCGTTCAAATTGGTTACTTGATATTTTTATACCTGCATCATCTGCAGGCACAATAAAAAGGTCAGATAATCCGACCTTTTCTATAAGTTGTTCCAGTATTCTATTCGCATCACCGGATACTATATAATAGTCCTGACCACTCTCAGGCTCAATGATTTTCTTTTCGAGTATCCCCCTGAAAGCACGACCAGAATAATAGACCTTGTTCTTCTTGGTATCTATTTTCACATCATCGACAATACCACCGTATTCTGTATTTTCTACATACCATATACTGCCATGAGACATGCAATGATTCTTTAAATTCATACCGATCTGAAAATCATTATCTTTTCCAATATCCAAATCTATTGAATACTTATGTAGCTCACCTTGCGGTAATCCGCTTGAATCTGTATATATTACCATCCCGGTTCACTCCTTCTATCCAAAAGTATTAAATCAAATCCAAAAGTACCGTCATATTGCACGGCATTTTCACCTGTAGGAATTTTTTCAAAAATATATGATTTTTTATCTGCTTCCCAAAAACGATTTTCTATGCTTCCATTCTGTTTTATCAGTTTAATTGTCCTTTTATTGGAATCAATTTCAACTCTCTGCCCTTTCTCTATTGATGTATTCATTTGATACACATGACTGCCGATTGTAATAGAAGGGTTTGTCACATCACCGTAAATTCTTAATCGAAAATCGCTTTCCACAAAAAACGGATTAACAATGCTGCTGCTCTGCACATAAGAAGAATAGGTATATGGATAAGAATATTCGTACTCTTTTTTCTTGTCATCCTGTGTTGCATCATTCTTCAAAAACATGAATTCTTTTTCTGTAATCCAGTCCGACGAATCAGAAATAATATTCACCGTAAGAACCATATATCCATTGCAATAATAATAGTTAGATTTCTTGGACGCATTGAAATAACAGGATGTATAATATCCGTTTATTTCCAGTTTCCCCGGTGTTTCTGCGAGAATATCACGCTCAAAGACCTCATATATACGGTTTCTTATGTTCAAACCTTCTTCTTCGTTTGCCGCAATAATAATTGTGGCATTTTTCTTTGTAACGCCCTTATGAAAATTTGTAATTTCACCATAGTCACTATCATATAACCACTCATAATCATAGAACTCGCTGTCATTTAAGAAAATTCCACCTGAACCAAACTCTATAGTCTGGTTCAGGTGGTTTGTGTAAGTGGCTTTATTAAGCATATTTTCTCACCAACCTCGCAACTTCACGCCCCTCTACATCAAATTCAACATAATTTGTTAATACATCAATCATAAGTTCTCTTAATCCACCGTTCTTCATCCATGCATATATCATCTTTAATACTTCCGCTGATTCTAAATCATTATCTGAATCCTGAACTGCGGAGTTGATCATATCCATAAGGCTCTGTGTTCCGACAACCGTTTCACTTCCGGCTTCACCACCTGCCAAGAACTGATTTGACTTAGCGTTGTAACCGAAAATAGTCGGCTGATTCATGATCATACCATCGTCCATTGCTTTCTTGTACCATTCAATACCAAAGTGCGGTACACTTGGTGGTGTCAGGCTGAAAGAACCACTGATTGAAATATGTGGTAATTTGAGTTTTGGCAATGACCACGAAAAATTGAAGAAACTTTTAATTCTGTTTATAGCGTTACTTACAATGTTCTTTGCACCTTCAAGGATACTGCTGAACTTATTCTTAATATTTCCAAGTATATTGGTAACTGTCGAATAGGCATTACCAAGACCACTTGAAAATGCATTTTTAATCTCTGATATCTTGTTCAAAACTGCCTGTTTTGCTTCTGACATTTTTGACTTGAACTTATCGGCTACTGCTGAAAGTTTACCGCCGGTCAAATTGTCAATGAATGTGTACCCGGCTGAGTAATACCCTTTTACACCTTCCATTGCTGCTGCTGCAATTCCATTGATTCCACCGCCATGTTCAGCATATGCAGTTTTCATGTTTTGTAGTTTTTCAGACACCGTATCTTTTGCGGCCTGCATTATAGTACCCATCGTTCCCTTGATCTGTGAAAACTTCTCTGAAACAACTTCTTTCATTGCCGAAAACTTCTCTGATGCAGCGTCTTTCAAGTTTCCAAAAAAATTCTTAATTGATTCAATTTTTTCACCAATGGATTCAGCTAAATTTGAAAAAGCTTCTTTTACTGATTCCCATACACTTTTGATTGAATCCCATGCAGCTGTAACTGCTTCTCTGAAACCATCATTGGTATTCCATAATGTGATCAGTGCAGCCACAAGCCCTACCACAAGTGTGACTATAAGAACTATAGGATTAGCATTTAATGCAGCATTAAAAAGCCACTGTGCAATAGTAGCACCTTCATTTGCAGCTTTATAAGCCGTCCATGCTGTTGTTATGGCACTAATTAATGATGATATTGCCATTGCAGCCTTTAAGGTTACGAATCCGGCAGCAACTCCGGCTATCAGTGGTGACCAATCCTTGAACGTTTGGATGATCTTAGGCACATCTTCAATAAGACCGCCTAGTTTTTCAAGGAAGTTTTCAACACCGTCCATTCCTTTTTCAAAGAACGTTGTAAAATCAATTTTTTGAATCCAGTCAAATACCCTTTGCAGGGCATCACCGACAGACGTTGCAAACGCATCCCAATCAACAGTTTCCATCCAATCCGACAGCTGCTGTAAAAATCCCATAACAGTAGGTGCAAGTTTTGAACCTACTTTTGTAAGGATATTTTCAAACAATGCCTGTACTGAACTCCACGAACCTGATATTGTAGTACCCGCTTCAGCTGCTGTTGTTCCGGTTATACCTAAGTTATCCTGAATCTTGTGAATAGCTTCAATCATTTGGTCAAACGTTACGTTATCCAAACTTTCAATCTTTTCACCAAGTACACCTGAATCATTTATCAATCTGATCATTTCAGACTGTGTACCACCATAACCAAGTTTCAGATTATCCAACATCGTGTAATTTTGCTTTGCAAAACCCTGATAAGCGTCCTGTATAGAACCTATGTCAGTACCCATCTTGTTAGCATTATCTGACATATCAGTGATAGCAAGGTTGGTCAGTTCAACCGCTTTTGCAGTATCACCGCCAAGACCCTGAATCAATGAAGCAGCAAATGAGGTTGCGGTGTCCATATACTTATTTGAACTCATCCCGGCTGTCTTATATGCCTTTTTAGCATAATCAATCAGTTTACCGGAACTGTCTTTGAATAGTGTTTCAACACCACCAACTAACTGTTCGTATTCAGCATAGTGACCAACCGCTGATTTTGTCACATCTGCTATTTTTGCAGCTAACTGTGTACATCCTGAAATTACTTTTGTGATTGCTGTAGATGCTAAATTCGCAAGCGTGGCTTTCCATGTTGTAAATCCACTGTCTGCATTTTTGGCAGCTTGTCCGGCATCTTCTACTGACTTGCCTGCGCCACCTGCCTTTTTGTCAACATCTTCCAGTGTTTCAGCAGTACCCTTTGCAGACTTTGAAACCTTTTCAATATTGTTCACGGCATCAGCGTAATTGATCGTTATTTTTCCGACCAACGAAAAAATATCCAACGATTAGCCACCCCCTTTCAATGGTGGCACGAATCCATTTAGAATTTTATTTGCTTTTTCCACCTGTAACTTAATCTGTGCATTGTTCATTGTCGGTTCAGTTTGTTCAGTCTTTTCTCCTTTCGGTGCTGTACTCATAAACCGCTGTTTAAATTCTTCAAAATTTCCAACATCATCAGCAAGTGGGTTTGCTGTGATTGCACAGTATAAGTCCCACTGTTTATCTTCATTGTCCTGTTTCAGGACTGTTCTAACAGTAGCGTCTAATTTCCCCCGGCTGATTGCTTTATCTAAATAGCTGTAGGGGTTACCATATCTACGGTTGCAGCACTCATCGAATCGTTCTGTTCCGTACCCACTAATTCGGCAACACCCTCGAAAAAATCCATAAGATCATCTTTCTTAGCAAAATCTTTCACCATGACAACAAACTGTTTCAGCTTGAATTTCTTCACATCATCAGCAGTAACCGCTGTACCGTTGTCCCACTCCATACAGTTAGCAAAAAACTTACAGATTTCATTTCTTGCCTTTGAAATGTTCTTGATCAGAATGCCACACACCTTCATAGCAATGACAATACCAACTTCTTTCATATCCGTACCGGATTCCTGCAACTGCTGAATCTCGTCTTTGTCAAATGCACCAATAACCTGTTCTACTCCGATAACTGCAAGAACCTCACAAAAGTCAAATACGTTATCAACCGTTAAATCCTTAAATCTGAAATCTGTCATGATTATTTATCCTCACTTTCTTTTTTCGATCTGTTTCTTCTACCGCCATTTGCAGGTTTATCCTGTTTTGGTGCAGATGTTTCTTCATGTTCAACAGGTTCAGTCTGTTTACTTGCTGTTTCCTGTTCCTGATTTTCTACCTGTTCAGCAGGTGCAGCAGGTGTTTCCTGCTGCACCACTTCATCAGAAATATCAACCACGAACATCCCTTTATCCTGAATTTCTGCAAATCTTTCTTCTGTCATATCCAGTTTTTCACCGATCACATGACCTTCACCTGTGTACTTGTCTGTATATTCTCTTACTACTACAACTCGCATAATTCACACCCCCTACACAACAGCGTTTGGATAGTAAATAGCAATATCCAACTTGTTTAAGCTGTCGTTTTCAAGGTCAGCCGTGCATTCAAACTTGACCGCAAAAGTGGTCTGTGTTGCGTTTTTGGTCTCAAGCTCAAACGCTTCGGTGCAAAGTGCATTCGGTAAAATAATGATTACATTTTTACCGCTTGAAAGTGTTCCAACATATGCAACATTTTCAAGATAATCTGCTTCTGTGATGTTTTCCTTAGATACATATTTGACATAGGTTGTATCTTCGGAAGTGGATTTTACAAGGTGTAATGCACTTACAAGAATATCTTCTGTAAGTTCTGTCATCTGACCTTCAAGTGTGGCAGATTCACCAACCTTCTGTTTGCTGACACCTTTGATCAGCACCGTTGCACCGTCAACCTCAACATCAAGCCACTGTGCCTCATAGTTGAACTTAAGACCACCGGAAGTTGCACCAAGGGGGGTACCTGTCCAACCGTTGCTTGATTTCTCATACTTAAGATTTTTGTAAATGACACCTGCACCCAAGATCATGTTCTTGATGGTTTCAGATGTAATACCATGTTTTTTTAAGCCCATTCTTTTAAGCCCCTTTCCACTCATGTGTGTTAAGTGTTATCGTAATTCTAAAAAGATCTTCTTCACCTGTTGGAATCATCAAACCGTTCCAATAGGTAATAAAAAAAGCAGTCCCTTCCTGAACTGCCCTTAAATCTTCAAATACTGTTTTTATTTTATCGTTTATTTCTGCAAGCGGTAACTTTGACCCCCTTGACCAACCATCAAGTGTGAACACACCGCCTGTATATCCGTCCTCTAATCGGTGTTCAGTTTCATTGAACGAACCAACAAAGTAAGGATAGCTGATTTCACCTGTCCATTCACCAAATTCATAGGGAATACCAAGTTGATCAAGCTGATCAGAAATAAAACCAAGCATATCAACCATAATTAACCCCCTAAATTCTGTTTAATGACATTTACAAGCTGCTTCTTTATCTTTGGGGCTACACTCTGAAATGCTTTCGTGAGTGGTTGTCGTGGTGTTTTTCCGTAAGTATGGTAAAATTTACCGTCTTTCTTACTCTTATAAACCCAACCGCCTTTTCTTCCACCACCGTGTAGTGCATACTCACCAGTACCAAATTCTTCCCAAATCGCATTTTCAAGGTCTGAACCTACAGCAACAGTTGATTCATCTTTTCCTTCATCAACCATATATTTGTAAGACCCCTTTGTTTGTCCGGTATCAACCCGGCTATTCCTTTGGGTCTGTGCCTGTATTTCACCACCTGCTTCGTGAAGGAATCCAATAACCCCTTCCGATAATGCAGCTTTAATTTTCGCTGTGTTATCTGTAAATTCAACTGACATACTACTGACCCCCTATAAATCTTAAATAGATTTCTAAATGATCGTGCATATTCATAGGGTCATCAATCAGAAGGATTTCATACACTTCACCATTCACCATCATTCTTGCATTGTCACTTGTCACATCAACGTTTTCCTGTTCATCTGTTGACAGATTCTTAAGATTAGTAAAATCACACAAAAAAATATGTGTACTTTCCTGAACCTTGGCATAAAAAGTTGTATGCTTTGAATCACCTGTCGATAAGTCCAACCAACCTAAGATTGATGTACAATCAACCCATGTGTTTACACGCTCACCTATGGCATTTTTAGCACCGTTCTTTTTTACCTGTAACAATGCTTGAATGTTACCGCCAACACTCATATAATCAGAATCTAGCCTTTATATAAGGCTTTAAGAATCCAAGTAGGGCAACAGGATAGCCCATAACCTGATTGTTAGCGTCCTGATCAAAGTAAGTCACACTGTATCTTGACAGCGTTTCAGATTTGACCCCGGTTTTCGGTCTGTTCTTAACGTCCCACTTGAGTAATTCAAGTACACCTGCACGAACATCAGCCGGATATTCCACTTTAGTGATCAGGTTTGTACTTTTGTACAATTCCTGATTAACTCTGATGAAATCATCACCAATTTCAGTAACGGTATACAGTCCATCATTCACCATTGACTGTGAAATCTGAACTGTATCACCTACTTTCAAAAAATCTGACGTTCCAAGCAGTCTGTTACCCGAACTATCGGCAGTAAATCGAACAAACCGATTCTGAAAATTGTTATTAGTGTATGCTCTGATCATAAATTCAGCAGCGTTCAGTTTTTCTTCAATTACCTTTTCATTTTGCACAGCAAATTCAGGTAATTTCATTACCTCATCAACTGCTAATATCATCAGATCACCCTTTCTTATACAACCGGTGTACCAACCTTAGACTTGATAAGCCCCATCTTAACATTCTTTGTATTGAACTTAAGGCTGTAGTTTGCAGACTTACCAAGCTCTGCATAAGTCGGTGATTCTTTTGCAATCTGATCGACTGCTAAAGAAAGACCGTTCGGATGCAGTACCTTACCCTGCTTAGTATAGAACTTATCAATACCTGCGGATGCTTCCGGGTCATAGTTGGTTGTATACTGATTCTCATAGTTGTTCTTATCGCAAGATAAAAATGCACCTTCGCCAAACAGATATGTGCTGTAAACCGCATCTGCACCTACCCCTGTAGCTGTAAATCTATCAGTTACAAGTACGTGTTTACCTGCGATAGTTGGCAGTGTAATTTCTTTCTGAATCACACCGTTGACAACATACTTGTCATAATCAACCATTTCCATCTTCTTGTACTCTTTGAAGATCATGGAATGCATAACCATCAGACCAAGACCACCTGCCATATCACCAAGTGCTGCCTGTTCTGCGTCATAAATTGTACCTGCTTCAATGTTTGTCTTAGTACCTTTAGTAAGATCAAGTACATGATCACTAAGTGCTGCAACTGCCAATACTGCCTGTGCAATGTTCATCAGTTCTTTTTCCCAAACCTGACCATAATAGCCTGCAATCTTATTTCTGATCAGTGTCATAGGGTCAGCACCAGTTAATTCCTTTGTGAAGTCTTTAGCCTTGAATGCTTTCATTCTCTGAATAAGCATACAAGTCTGTTTGTCACCGCTGATTTCAACAGGTGTGTTGTTTGTTTCACCATCGTTGTTCAGTGCTTCCATACCGCTTTCATTTGCGTCAATCGGCTTATAGATTGGGATTGTTGCCACGTTTCCATGCTCACCGATTAAGTCCATAATAGAACTATCCTGCTGAACAATACCGGATGCAAGGATTGGTGTAGTCCAATAATCTGCTTCCTGCATCATTCCTGCGAATACTTCCTCGTCAAATTCAAATCCACCAAAATTACCCGTTCTTGGCATTTAATTCACCTTTTTAACCTTTCTTAATGTACATTTAACTGTTTGAATAATTCCGGGTTTTCCTGTTTAAGTTTCATTCTTTCGTTGTAACCCATCTTAAGGAACTGTTCTTTGGTAACTGTCTTGTCTTTATCTCCACCCGGCAGGTTGTTTTCAAGAATCTTTCTGCTACCACTCTGCTGATTACCATTGGATGCTTCAAACATGGTAGGATGCTGTGTTTTAAGACCTGAAATCAGATCATCTTCACCTTTGATTTTCCCATCATCACCAAGTTTGATTTCACCTTTTTCCTTTGCCTTGAACACAAGATAATCAACATCAACCGCACCTGCTGCAATTAACGCAAATTTCAATGCATTTTCTGTTTTCAGTTCTGCATTCTCTTTCTTAAGGTCTGCAATCTCTGTTTCGTATGCTGTAATCTTCTGCTGTGTAGCTTCATCTTTTCCGGCTGACTTTTTTAGTTCTTCAATCAGGTTATTAGCCTTAGTCAGTTCTGTAGTCTTGCCGGAAAGGTCAGTTTCAAGGTTGGTGTATTTGTCCTTAGACACATAACCACCATCAGTAAGGTTGACCATCTTGATCAGCTTCTCTTTGTTCTTTTCATCACCGTTATAGGCATTGATTGCCTGTACCAGTTCATCATAGGTGATAGCCTTATCACCAAAAAATGCTTTTAAAAATTCCATGTTCTTCTTCCTTTCTCCGTCACGTTTTTATATCCGGTGTCACCGGGAACGGTCAACAGTTTATATCCCATGTTGCAGGGGTCATTTCAGCAGCAGTTTAAACGTCATAAGCCTTTTTCGGACATATTTTTTTTCAAAACTAAAATCTAGTAATAGTGGTTGTTTTAGACCACAAACTAAATGTTTCATTTTCACCGTATGCTCTTACCATTACGGTTGCATCATCCATACCATCAGCAAAAAATTCATCTGTATAATTCGTTGCATAAAATGATGTATATGTTGTATCAAATTCTTTCCAAGTTCCGTCAGTCTTTGTGATTCTTACCTTATAAGATGTTGCATTTTTTACTTTGTTCCAATTTGTTGAAAAAACTGCATAGTTAAAATACCTTGATGCACTCTTGAAATAAGTAGCATAATTTACTGTCGGAGTATCGATGACGCATTTTTTAAGCCAGTTTTTTACAGCGTTATCGATAGCGTCTTCTAAAGCACCACCCGGTTGAAAATTAATATCTGGGATTTTAACAGACGGCGGATTTAACGGTGGTGTACAGGCATATGCTGGGATAGTAGAACCTGCAATCATCATGGTTACAATTAAAGCACTTACTAATTTTTTCATAATAAATACATCCTTTCTTTGTACGACAAAAAGACACCCTTGCGGATGTCTTAAAAATACTATTTAACCCATAGTTGGGAGATAATCAGGATCACCATACCTTTCTACAGTACCAAGTGAATGTGCAACGCTTTCATGTTCCTTTTATCCCCCTTTCTGACCTCATATAATGGTCATATAGGTAATAAAAAAGCAAAGGTACAGAATTGTATACCTTTGCTTTTTAATACATTATATCGTCAAGTGATAAGTACCCAAGATCATAAACGTCTTTGTTTTCTTCGATACATTCATCAATAATGTCAATGATTTCTTCATCTTCCTGACTTTCAAACGGAATAGTTGGAAAATCATCATTGAATTTTTCCTTATACCGTTCAAGTGCTTTTTGTAATTTCTCATTCATATTATTTTACCCCTTTCAGAATTTCAATGAATGCTTCATAGCTGTTTGGCAAGTACTTCTTCACATATTCCAGTTCAGGACCACCATTTACTTCTGCACCCATGATGTTAGCCCACATTTCAGATGCAGATTCATAAACCCTACATTCATTCGCTACCTTGCTAAGATTACTTGCATCAATACCAAGTTCTTTATATGCTACCTGTAAACCTTTATGTTCTTTAAGCTGCTTCACTGAATGATATTTACGATTGTAATATTTGGATACGATGTGAAAGAAGTCCATCAATGGCATCCTGAACACTACAACTTGCGTCATGATTTCTAAGGTCTTTTTCAACATCATCTGTCAGTATTGATTTCAAAAACTGTCTATCTTTTCTCACAGCTGTCAAAAATTCATCAGAAGAACTTGCCACTTTTGCAAATCGGTTTACTTGATACTTTGTCTTGCTGTGAATGGTTTCAACCTCTTTGAAGTGAAGTCCTTCATAATCAGCTTTTGTATCAAAAAAGTGACCGTACTCATGTGCTAATGTTCCGTATTTACTCTTTCCGTTATCAATGTACCTTTGAATAGGGTAAGAGAAAACCAGTTTGTTGTCAGCAGGGCTATAATATCCACTTTTTCCTTTACTGACTCCACTTATTTTATCAGCATACTTTGCATACAGTTTTTGAAGTGATGTATTACTGTGTTCAGTCAGAATCTTCATGTATTCATCATAATCTGAACTACTCATTGCACCCTTTAGTTTTTGGGTGTGTGCCAACACATCATATTCTTTCACATTCATTGTATCAGCATTGTCAGGAAGTTTCAAATACTTCTGTTTGAAGTCGTTGAACGACTGTGTTTTATCCAATCCAAAAAATGCTGCACGTTCTTGTAAGGTCTTTAGTTCATCATCGTCTAAAGCCCATTTTGCACGTTGCAGCAGACAGCACCGACAGTTACAAGTATTCTTTGCAGAACCACCAACGCCCGGTGCTTGCATTTTCTCACCGCCAACATCAAACGGTTCATCAATTTCCCTGATCTGTCCGTCACATTCCCGGTGTTCGTCCCTTGTCCGTCCGTCAAGTGTGGAATCCCACTGTTTGACTATATCAGCACCCTTTTTCTTTGCCCCATGCTGACCGTCAAGGGCTGCTTCATTCTGTATTCTATGCCCTTCTGTCCGGGCAATCCGTATCGCATTGTTATATGCTTTACGAAAAGGGCTGTTCATACCCTTGGCAATCCTTAATGCCATTTCATTCCAAGTTGAACCGCTTGCAATCCCTCTTGAAAGTTCAGCACGAATTGACCGCTTAAGGTAACCAACATCTTCACCAAGTTTGGTGTACAGACCACTTGACAATTTACTGTCTGTACGAACTGCCTTGACAACCTGATCTTGGTTGATTGGAACAACCAAAGGTATACCACTAAGATGCAGGTCATAGTACATACCAACATAACCGTTTATGTACGATTGCTGTAAATAATCAGCTATTGTTGTAAACTGTCCTTCATGCAGGTCATACAAGATTGATTCAATCTGATCAACCATAATCTTCTGATATTCTTTTTGGTATATGATGCTTTGCAGATTTTCAAGGTCTGTTCTTGCAGACAGTTCCCTGATTTTCTGTTCACAGTCCTTTTTTGCCCTCTCATATACAACTTCTAATAGTCTGATAACTTTCTTTTCATCATTGAGCTGTGCCTGTTGTACTTCCTTCTGTGCCTTGTTCACCTATTCCACCACCTTCATCATCCGGTATAATAGAATCAAGATCATCTTGCACCTGCTGCACCTTATCAGCTTCATTATCCGGCAACTTGTCCTTCACATCCTCATAATCAATATCAAGAACATCACAAATATACTGAATCGTCAGATCATCACCAAAAATCTGTGCCAGTGATAACAGGGTATTGATCTGCACCTGCTGTTTCTGTGCTTCTGTAAGTTCATTCTGTTCATTTTCCTGTTCATTACTCATTACTTCGTGGGTGAACTCAAAATAAACATCTGTTTTCTGATAATCTGTACCGTTCTGTTGGTTAATTTCATCAATGCATACCGCCACGATCTTACGCAAGAACCGCTTGATATTCCTTTCAAGGTGTTTACATCTAAGGTCAAGCAGTGAATAGGCTGCTTTGATCGCAATATTGGTTGTTGCCGATGTATCTTTCAGGCCTGACAAGTTCAGTCCCATACCAAAACGGTATATGTTCTTTTCATCCAGTTCCAATTTAACCTTCCGGGCTTCATACGGTACATCTACTGTATGTACTTCAATACCGCCATCTGAACCGACACCAACAATCTTTTTTGTCTTAAGATTCTGCTGCAATTCATCAAGGTTATCACCTTCAAACCCTTTGACTGCATATAATGGATGGTCAAAGTCAATCAGGTTATTGGAAAGACTGGATGCCATAAGGTCATAATCGTCAATCAAGTCTTTTACAGCTTTCAGATTACTGATCTGTTTCTTGTTATTATCCAACCGGAAGAATGGCAAGAAACCAAGTGAATCAACATAAGTATTATCATCACCATCAACCTGATACAGTATATGCGGTCTTGGATTCACCTTGGCTTTATTGTCAAGCTGTATTTCCCCTTCATCTGTCTGAACATAATAAACCACCTGTTCATCATCCCAGTCCATGATCTTCTTGATTCTGTGACCTTCCTTGTCAACCCGGTCAACGTACCAATAAATTACATGGTCTTTTCCGTCCTCTGCAAATCGTGCTTCTACTTCTACAACACCGATACTGTCAGCACACGTGAATTTCAGCTTGTCAGTACTGTCTTTCATAGCGTACATATAAGCAAAACCTTTTGTCTGACAGTCATTGATCACTTCTGACAGTTCATCATTAAAATCATCATTATTATTGAATCTTGCATCAAGTTCACTCTGTAGTTCAGGCACATCACTGAATACAAAACCATCTGAACCTGAAAGAGTGTACTGTGTACCCTGTTCTGTCAATTCCTTGAAAAATGGGTGCGGTATTCTCACATTTGCCCGGCTTGTATCTTCCACAAGCTGACCATCAGAATTAAAATAAAACATTCTGTAATTTTTTATATCATGGTCTCCGTCAAAATAGCGTTCACCTATTCTTGCAAAATGCTTTTTCACTGATGCAGCATCTTCATCAATGAACATTTTTATTTCTTCGACTGTAAGCACCTGTCACCCCACCTTTCTATAATCTGATTTGTAAGGTCAATGATTTCATCCCCATGAACACCAAAAAAATCACACATTGCTTCTTCACCCTCAACCGTATGACCGTATGAAAATAGAAAAGCATGAACCAATTCATGAATCAGTGTTGAACGTGTCACTGATTCAGAACGTCCGTCCATAATACTGATCAGAAGTTCCTTATATTCGGTCAGCCCAAAATTATAGCTGTTTTGGTCAGGGTTCATTTTTTTTGCATTTGCATCCACCAGTTTGACCTTCCATACATCATTGTGAATCTTTATTTTCATAGGTTCATACCTCATACTTTCTAATATAACCAAGTCTTAGGTTCATAAAATGCAAGTGTGATTGAATCAGCAATATCAGGACTACCGACACCACGTTTTTTCATGTCATCTTTGCTTTCCAACTGAATCTTACCTTTGGATGTTATCTTTTTACGTCTGTTTGATAACTGCTTTATCATTTCATCATCATAAGGTAATTCAATGATTGGTTTACTTTCTTCTTCCTGCATCATGCAGCTAAAATTTTCTTCAAGTGCATCCCTCAATTCACCCCATATCTGTGAACCAAGGTTTGCGTAATAATCATCTGTTGCAGCTGAACCATTGTTTACTGGAACAACCACATAAGGAAGTCTTTCTTCTGCCACAACTTCCTTCAATCTATCAGTTACACCGCCACCAACACCTGTATCATCTATTTTGATAATGCAGCGTTTTAACTTTGGATATTTCTGCATATATTCTTTACAGGTCAATATCACATTCCCGGCAGTTTCCATTGTGCTTTTCTTTGAATATTTTGTGAATGGGAATATTTTTCCTGCTATTCTTGGTGTAATGACTGTTTTATCATCACCGAACCGGGCAACGTCACAACCAACATGAAGCACATTAGACGTGGTTATTTCAGATTCTTCAATTGAATTATCACAAGCAAGTTCAACTGTTTCCATTGAAATCAATGAATCAAGTGCCCCTTTGGGAAATTCTCCAAAAATACGAACCCTTGCAACATCTGAATCCTGACCGTATTTTTTTAACAGCATTTCAATGTTGTCTTTACTTGTTCGTTTGGAATCCATTGAACTTACTTTGTGTACTCTGAACTTATCCCTATCAACATTATGTGAATCATAAAAAACCCCTTCTAAACGGTTAGGGTTTCCGCACATCAGAAGTCTATTTTCTTTACCGGATAATGTACCAAGTATTGCTTCCATGATTGGATCTGCAACACCACTTGCTTCATCCACCACAATCAACATATGATCTTCATGGAATCCCTGCATATTTTCAGGTTTCGTTGCTGTCTTTGCTGTTGCAAACCAACGTTCTTCATCACCAATCATGTACACCTTTGTTTTTGTCCATTTCAGAAGGTCTTTCACAAGGCTGTTATTTAACCACTTAGCAATTTCAGACCAAAGTACATCATAAAGCTGTTGCATTGTTGGAGCCGTTGCGATAACTCTTGAATATGGTCTGCACACCAAAAACCAAATAATTGCACCTGCTTCAAGTGCTGTCTTACCTACACCCTGACCTGATCTGACTGATATTTTTGGGTATATCACCAAATCATTCAATACTTTCTTCTGCCAATTGTCAGGAATCATTCCAAGGACTTCTTCAAAGAAAGCAACCGGGTGATCATAATAATAATCAATAATTTCTAAAAAATCATTCATTCTGTTCAGCCCTTCTTTTTGCAATCTCAATAATTGCTGCTTTCCAATCTTTGGAAAATGCATCTGCATCAGCTTTTGTTTTTCCTTCTAATTCAAGGTAGTCCTTAACCATATTCTTCAAAGAATCCACCGCTTTACTTTGTGCTTTCAAGAAACTTGCTTGCTTATCCCAAGCCTGTTGAACTTCCCATTTTTCTGAAAATATTTCACCTGAACTTTCTGCAATTCTTTCAATGGTCTTATCATCCTTATCCTTCACATACATAATTTGTTGTGCCCGGATAATTGCAGCATACTGAATTTGAATAGCATCCCAAATCAAATCAAGCGGTGATTTTTCAGTCAATGAATCAATAATGTCCATAGATTCTTTTGGTAGGTATTTAGAAAACAGTCCATGCTTGACTGCATTTGTGTTTTTTTCAGGTGCACCAGAGCCAACTGCATTTTTGTTATTCGGTTGACCGCCCCTTTTTCCATTCCGAACGTTCGTTATTTTTTCCGAACGTTCACTATCCCATTTATATGTGCTTTTCCATCTTCTGATAGTACCTGACGGAACATCAAGTTTTTCAGCAATATCCTTTAATTTCAAGCCTTGCCTATACAAGGCAAAGGCTTCATCAACTAATTTATTCTTTGCCTTTGGCAAGACTTTCACCTCTATTCGTTTGTTTTGAAAATCTCAACTCACTTATCATAAAATGTCTGTTTTCGTATATCATTTTTATAACAAAAAGTGCTGCAAGGTAGGAGGTTTTAGCACCCTTGCAGCACATAAGACAATAAGCAATATAATTTTGCATAAAAAATTGCAGGTAATAAATTACCTGCAAAAATTTTTGTACAGCATACACTATAAAAGGTCTGCTTGTATTTGTCAAATATGAAATAATTGGTTTTATGTCAGATATGTAAGGTTTTTATAGGTATCTTCAAACGCTGAAAGTGCCTTATTATGCAGTTCTACGGTATATGAATAAGATTTTTTCATTTCCTGTGAAGCAACCTTGACTGTTTTAAACTGCACATACACTTTTGTAAGAATCTGAATCATATTCTTGTCACGCAATCCCCGGATTTCCTTAATGATCTGCTTCTTTGCATCAACAAACTGATCTATTTCTTCATTGATGTGTTGGTCAAACATGGTATACCTCACTACGTCCTTACATAACTTATCACCTACAGGTGAAGTCTGCACTTTGTCCCGGCTGTAATCAATACCGCCTGCACTGCATACATTCTTTTTCATATCTGACAGCGTAGCAATATCATCATTTACCTGCATATCTAACACTTCAAGCTGTTTCAGATATTCCCTTGCACTTAATTTCTTCTGATCACTCATTTTTACCTCACTTTCTACGGTTGGTTACACTTCGGTTACGGTTAAAAATAGCCTAAAAAGTGCTTCAACCCCTTATAAATCAAGGAAGTTACGGTTTCTACGGTTACGGTTAAAACTCTATTCTCTATATATTCTTATTTTTACTAAGTTCTATACTATCATAAAATACTAATTATTAAAGAATGTACTTTTAACCGTAGACAACCGTAACCGCCAGTATTTACAAGGGTTTCAACCGTAACCCTTAACCGTAACCAACTGTAACTTTACCGTAACCACTACCACAACAGCACTAATTGGTGTATCGAACTAATAAAACACCTTACCTGATTTTTTATGTTTCAATGTCACCCTTCCAACAATTTCAAATCCGGCAATGTCAACAATGTTCCTGATTACCTGAATCAGTCTGTGGTTACGGTCATTCAGTTCTGCATTTTCTTCCCTTTTAACTGTTGCCATTGCTGCACCTGCTGTTGGATCAACGTATCCTTCACTATTTTTGTACATTTACATCTTTCCTTTCTACACCCAAATTTCATTGTTACTATCAAACATCTGACAAAATAGAAATTCTAACACATTCACAACGATAGAATTACCTGCCATTTTATAAAGCTGCGTGTTTGAAATTCCGTTCTCTATTAACACATCAACGTCTGAATCATCAAACCCCATCAGCCTGAAGCATTCCTTTGGTGTCAATTTTCTTATGGTAAGTTCCGGTTTTATAACTTTTGGTATGTTTCCACTACCGCCACCTGCTTTCAATGCTCTTGTCACCCTTTCCTGATCGTACACTTGTTGTTCAAAGTGCCAACCGTATTCTGTTTTTCCTTTCAATGGATTTAATACTTTATCTGTCATTGGTTTGAACACGACCCCCCCTGATTAGGGGAAGTTGTTATTGTCTGTGCTACTTGTTTCCCAACTCTACCCCTTCTAGTTGTACTGTTTGGGTATTCCAAATTTACAGAATCACCCAACTCTGCTGTTTCATATCCGGCTTTGGTATTTGCTTTAATTAAAATAAACGGTTCCAGGTTGCCCCCCTTACAATTTAGCGTTGGTGCTATCCCTTTCGGGTCATACACTCTGCCTTGATTTGGATTTTTTCTTGTTTTCGTTGGATATATGTTCCCAAGAAACATGATGTTCTTATCTTCATTCATTTTCTACACCTTTACACATTTAGGGTCTTTGTAGTCCCTTGCAAGAAGGGTTGAACATATCCCCCCCCCTGTTCTGAATCATTTTTCGTTCTTGTTGAAAATTTGAAAGTTGAATCTTTTTTAGCCTTTCTTGTGAAACATAATATTTTTCATCAACTGTATCTTCCAATAAATCCTTAAGGCATCTGTTCAGCTGAACAGGTTCAGGAAACTCAAAAACACCTGTATCAATATCTTTTCTGATACTGATTATGAATACTCTCTCTCTGTTTTGTGGTACTTCATAATCTTTTGCATTCAGCACTTTCCAATAATTGTTATATCCTGCACCTTCCAAGCTGTTCAAAACAATGCTGAACTGTTCACTGAACTTCTTACTTGTTAGATTTTTTACATTTTCAGCTATTGCAATTTTAGGTTGACATTCTTCAATTATCCTTAATGCATCAAAGAATAAACCCGATCTCGTTTTATTGCCGTTTTCATCCTCAAAACCCTTCTGTTTTCCCGCCAGTGAAATATCTTGACATGGGAAACCGTATGTAATCAAATCAATATCTTTTGGTAACTTCGATGCATCGATCTTTGTAATATCTCCAAAATTCATACTTTCCGGTACACTGTGGATTAACGAATAAGCCTTTGATGCATACTTATCAATTTCACAATATCCTATCAGTTCAAATGGAATTTGCAATCGTTGTAGTGCTTTTTCAAATGCACCTATTCCGCTGAACAGACTTAAGTATTTAATCATCTTCGTCCTCTCCTTTCACCGGGCAGTGATCGCAATCACCCATTGCAGCACCGAAACACCCCCAACAATCATCAATTTCTTCTGTCTTTGGTTTGTACTTTTTTGCTGCAACAGCTAATGCCATTACTACGGCACCAAGGATTAACCCAACCGTAAGGCCAACGCAAAAACAAACCGTACCTGTTAATATTAACTTTTCCATACTGTCACACCTTTCTGAATATCCTGATAGACTTACCACCTACCTTAGTTACTACTGTTTCAAACCCCAAACGCTTATTGATCTGCTTGCTGAATACAATGTTTGACATTGGTTGCATACCACAATCAGCACAAAATACCTGATACCTGCTGTATACGTCACCTGTCGGTTCATCCTCAATCATTTCAACACCGCATTCATCAATAAATGCCTTGATTGGGTTGTTTTCATTTTCATATTCATCAATCTGTTCAGCCACTTTTTCAGACTTGGTGAACTCATTGTTTTCAATGATTCTTTTCAGTCCTTCCACACCTACCCTGATCAGATATTCGACTGAACTTTGTTCAATCAACTGATACTTGATATAAGGGTTGTAATCCGGGTCAATCTCACCACTTGGTAAATACTTTGTAAACCTTGCATTGAATGGAATGATTACCAAACGTCTAAGAACTGCCCCTGTCTTATCTTTCATTCTTGGTATGTCATTTGCTGAAAACAGCAGCTTCACATAAGGGTTAAACTCAAAAGGGTCTTGCCCTTTTCTTTCTGCTTTGATTCTGTTACCTGTAACTACTTTCTTGAATGTTGCTACCTGTGAGCCTTGCAGGAAGTCATCACCAATATCATCACCGATATTTGCCAGTTTTCCGAACATCATTGATGTGCTGAACCTGTCCCCTAATTCCTTAAGATCAAGTGCTGATATATTCCCATCACCAAGAATTGCTTTGACACAATCAAGGAATGTACTCTTACCATTGGACTTGTCACCTGTCAGGATGAATGCCTTACCAAGTTCATTCCTGCGATAAAAGCAATAGCCAATACATTCTTCCAGTAATGCCCTGATCGGTTGATCACCGCAAGCTAATTTGTTCAGTGTATCATCAGCAAGTTCACTGTAGGCTTCCGGGTTGTAGTCCCAAGGTATTTGATTGGTAATAACCAAATCAGGACTGAATGACTGCATCTGTCCGGTCACAATATCCAACACACCGTTCCTGAATGCTATATAACGTGCATCTGCCTGTGCTTTTTCATCAGCTATAAGTTCCATATACTCTAATACTTCTCTTCGCTGTGTCTTTTTCAGGTTAGGTATTTGATTGATCATAGCTGTTTCGATAGCCTTGTACCCAACCTGATAAATCCCATCTTGATAGATATGTAACTGATTACTTATACTGACTACATTTTCATTGTTCTTAAGCCATGTTGCAAAACGGTCAAACAGGAATGTCTTATCACAAAAGAATACAGGTTTTTGAAATGCTTCATCCCTAAGAATCACTTCCAGTTCATCATCAGATAACGGTTCTTTCAGAACAAATCTGTTCAGAATCCTGATACATTCTCTTGTATCATCAACACTAAAATCATTTGATGTAAGTGTCAGGATATAATTGAATAGTGCCTGATTGCGTCCGTCACCTGCATCCATATCAAGAAAGTCTACCGCTGTGCGAACTGGAAACAACCACTTTGGAACTTCCTGATATGTTCCACCTTCTTCAATATCCCACTCAATAAAACGTTCTTCACCGTCAATTTTGATTACTTCGTATGATGAACGTGTACCGAGTTTTATGTCTGCTGTCAGACCAACCGCAAGGGGTACGTGTGTCCTGTTCCTTGTAATACTGTGATTCTTAAATAAAAAATGTCTGCCCCGGCTTGTACAATACACCCGGCAATCAAGCTGATATTCTTCCACAATGTTCATTAAAATTTCAGACTGTTCAGCATCGTCAATATCTATCAGGATGGTATCATCAGCAAGAACACCACCGAACCCTTCAAGATTCTTCACTTCGTCATAAGTGCGGTATTTTGTTCGGTCTTTGAATGCTTCGATTGCTTTCTTGCCTTTTGTCTTTATGTACCCTTTGTACAACATCCTGTTTCACCATCCTTTAACTAAATTCTTGCATCACCTTTTGGTAAAATACCCTGTTCTTAATATTCTGCTTATATTCTTGATTCACTACTGTAAGAAGTATCTTTGATTCTCTCAATGATTTTCGACAGTCCTTAACCTGTTCATTCCACTTTTCCCATTCTTCATTTTTATGAATAGGGGTGGATTTCTTAAGCATATTACGGTTAAACGTTGCAGCTTTTAAGCGATTTTCTAAAATGTAAATATTACTTTCAATGTTTGTAATCTTACCTGCAAGTGCTACCTGACTGTTATGGAATTTGTCTTTATCCGTTACACCACACTGCTGTATGTATTCTTTTATCTGTTCTTCACACTCCGGTGTGTAACTCTGTCTGATCAGCTTCAACAGTTTTCTAACCTTTGTAATTTTTCCATCAGATAAAAACCTATCTAAGTGAATAAGCATCTGACCATGATCATATTTAATTGTAATGTCTGTCATGTTCCCACCTTTCCGGTATTATGCTACAATACCAAATTGTTTCAGTCTTTTTCTTGCTAAATCTATGTACCACTGTCTATCTAATTCAGGTGGTACTTTAACCCCAATTACAGAATCGTTATAAATGAAACTGTGATCAGGTGTGTTTCCAAATTTTTCACCCTTTGGTTTTACAACCTTACGTCTTAACAACCTACCGTCTGTAACACGATTGGAAGCAAACACACGATAAGATTTATAAGTATATTTTTGTGTGGTAGGATATGACCACAGTTCTGTTCGTGTACCGTCCCGGTGTTTTGTTACCTTAGTAATATGACCAGTACCCTGTTCATGCTCTACTAAGTTATAGTTGTTTGACAGCTTCACTATTTTTTGGAACATGATCAAGTCATTACACTGATTGATAGTCTGTTCAATAGGTATCTTTTTCACCATGTAGTCAACCAGTGCTTTGTTCAGTATCGGTAAATCATAGTCAATAGCTGAAAGTTCTTTGACATATGCACCAATTCTTTCAACACCACCATCAGTACCAATCCAAAGATAATTGTTTACGTCCTTCTGATAGATTTCTGATATATTGTCAAGTTCAAGCAAGATTGAACATTGTTCAGTAGAACAACGCTGTTCCCACTCCCAACAAATATCATCAACCATTTCAAAGGCTTCATCAGTGTCAGGAATCCAAATGATCAGACCGTCCGTGTTGGACTGAATCAGTTCAAACCCCGGTACAACTTCAAGGTGTTCAATCAGGTCAAGCAACATCAACTGACCATTGATACACATACAGTTGTTGTTCCTTGGGTCATACGCTGCGTTGGTTTCATCCTTCATTGCACCTGACAAGGCATTCAGCATCTTCTTATATGGTAACTGTGCTTTCTTCCACCGCTTAACTTCTTTCTTATTTCCGGCATTTTTTGCAGCAATCTGCTTTTCCTTCATGGCTTTTCGTGTGTTATACACCAACGGGTAATTGTCATTAGTTGCTGCCCTTGTTACAAGTCCCCATGCAATCAGCATTGACGGATAGTAATTATTTACGTCTACATGAAGAATCTGACCTTTCCGATGTATCGGCTTATCAGATGCACCATGCAGACCGCCAAAACCAAATGTGTGCGGTATTCCTGCAACAATCGTTTCAAAGTTCTGTGACTTGTACCAAGTCTTTTTATCTTTTTTGTCAAAATCTTGTAACCCCATTTCAAGGGCTTCTTTTCTTTTCTCTGCAAACCATTCCTGAACGTATTTGTATTTTTTCAGTTTCAGGCATGGAAGAAAAAAGAAATCAAATTCATCACCAAAATGAGTTTTTGAACACCCAAGAACCTTTGCTGTTATCCGGGCTTCACTGTCACCAATGTCATACAGTGACGTTTCTTTTGGGAATGCCTGTATAATTCCATGAACTGCATTGAACTCACTGACCTTTTCAAGAAATACCTTGATAGTCTGTTCTACGTCATGCCTACAGTATTTAACCGTCTGTTCTATTTCTTCCTGTGTCAGTTTCCTTTTGATACGGAAATCAACATCTGTTTCCTTAATATTTGAACCAAGAAAACCTTCCATTGTTTTCAGTCCGACTGTTTTCATGGTTTCATCATTGCTTGGCATTACATCATAATTGATCATGGGTAATTTATTGAATGCTCTTGAATATTGCCAACCTTCTTTATTATCAACGATAATCCAATCATTGATTTTTTTAGGGTTCATACCAAGCAGAATACCTTTCATGATGTACTGATCGTAGTGACGGTTGTTAAATCCTACCCATATATCTTTTCTATTTGCTTCATATAAGGCTTTTAGTTTATCAGGGCTATTAATTATCACGTGTTCTTTTTTATTCGTCACATCAATGAATACAGCAAGCCAATCCTTTTCAAAAACCTCAAAATCGTAGAATATCATTTACTAAATCACCCACTTTTTGAAAAGCGGTGTGCGTTTTACACACCGCCTTAAGTGTTATCTTACTGCAAAGTAGATGTTTTATCTACTTTTAAATTAAAAATTTTTACATATCAAATGCTTCGTTGATTGTGATTGGGTTGAAATCATCAGCTTTATAAGTAACTGCTGCACCAACTTTACCCTGTACTTCCTGAAAAATATCAAGAACACAATCAGCAAAATCACTGTAGTTGATAAATTCCGGTACTGTATCTGTTTCCAGTTTATCAAGCCATGTACAAACAGATTTGATTGCCATGCCATTAGTCCACTTCTGTGAAGTGTTGCCGGAAATAGTACGGTTGAAGAAAATCTTTCTACCCTTCTGATTACCTTCCAAGATGCTACACTGTACGGAAAACATCAGCTTGTCACCTTTTTTTGTTGGCTTGATCTCCATTTTATCAAAACTTACATCATAATCCCCATCCGGTACATCTTCAAACTGTGAATCGTCTGCTTCCTGAACCTCTTTCTGTAATGCGTTAAGATCAACCTGTTCATCGAATGTACTAAAATCTACTGCCATAATTTTTCACCATTTAACCTTTCTTAAAATAAATTTATGATTATAATTGCTATGATACAAGCAATACAAACCCTTGTATAATTATCCCTATTTTTCTGAATCCTGTCACCCACTGAACCGAATCCAAAGAATGCTGCCATGACTGCAAGAAAAATATTTAATGCAATCATGATCTTGTTCTTCTTCGTCTTTGACCTCTGACGTGCTGTTCAGGTGGGTTCATAGCACCGTCTAAAGGTTCAGCCGGGGTCTGTGCATCAGCAGGTACAGGGTTGTTTCCTGTGCAAGTCTTTTGATTCCTGCATTAAATTCTTCTCTTGTGATCACCTTCATAGCCTCAATACCGTCAACAATCAGGTCAACAGATTCACCTGCATGTTTCATCACATAGTTGTTATTTTTGATGTCATAGAAATATGCATCTGCTTCCAGTGTGACAGATTCAGAATCAGTGTTCATTGTACCGTCCTGAACAGGTTCAGACTTTTCAGCATTTCTTTCCTTACGTGTTCTTCTTGGTGGTTTCTGTAAATCCGGTTTCGGTACTTTATCGGCAACATCCATTGCTTCATCAAATGATACTTCTTCCTGTCCCGGAAAAGCCTGATCAATAGCCTTATCAACTTCATCCATGTGGTCAGCAATCTTCTGTTCATTTTCTGCCTGAACCTCTGCTCTACTCTTACGTGTTCTTCCAGTCTTTTCTTCCGGTGCATCGGTTGGTGTTGCAGATTCAGTTTTTTTACCTCTTGTTCTTCTGCCTTTGCTGTCAGGTTTTTCAAGATCAGATGCAACCGCCTGATCAGCAGCATTCATTTCATCATCTGACTTGTAATCACCAAGTTCATAATAATTTCTAATCTTGTCAACAACATAATTCAGATCATTGTCAATAGCGTATGCAGTGAACATTCCAAGCGGTGATTTTACTGTATCTTTTCCGCTGTTCTGTGTGTAAAAGTAATACTTGGCTTCATTCACACCAGTCCTAAGTACAACGGTAAACAGTCCTTCAATGGTGATCTTCTCACGCAACAGTTTACCAATCAGCTTAACAGTTGTAAGACCGTTATCTAAAGTTTCCAAATGGGTCATATAAACGACTACAACATCATCAGGTAAGTCTTTGCAACAGTCAATGATTTCAAAGTAGTTCGCACCAAAATCATTGTACTTGTCCCACCCGGTTTCTTTGATACGGTTCATGTACGGTACTGCAAGAATGTACTGGAAGTCATCAACCACCAACAGTTTCTTACCTGCTGTACACTGTTCTTTCATGTACTTCACAATTTTTCTTGCATCTGTTTCATTGTTCAGCATTTCAAAGTGATTCTTGAACGGTAACGGTTTACCTACCGGATTGATAACCGCTGTTGTTGCCGGGTCACAATTTCTAAGGCTTGTACTCTTACCAGTACCGGATTCACCCATAATTAAAACTTTCTGTGCCATGATTATTTTTCCCCTTTCTTGAATAAGCCCATTAACTTAGTGAAAAGATTGCTTTTCTCTTTCATTACTTTCTGCTGTGACATTTTCAAAATCTGTCTGTTCTGAAAATGTTCAGCGGTTGCAACACTGTTTCTGTAACTTCTGTGACTTCTCTGTTTGTGTTTCTTTGCACTACTCATTGATTTCATCCTCACTTTCTTTGATAACAACCTGTAATCTTGTATTATTATGCAGTGGTGTAACCTCTACTGTATAACCGTTTGCCAACAGGATTCCTACTAAATCCTGATATGCTGATGTAATTCTTGTACCTTCGATTTCAATACAACCACACAATCTTGACATTTCACTGAAAAAGTCATCATTTGCAGCATCAACAACACTATGCATATCATTCAGCATATATTTCAGTTCGTCACGCTCGTCTGTCAAATGTCTATTTTCTTCTTTCAACTTTGCAACTTCTGCTTCAAGAACTTCCTCATAACTGTTTTTATTCTTCATTATTTTCACCTTTCTCTTTTACTTCATCGGCTGTTTCTTCCGGCTTCACCTGATCATTGAATCTGTCAAGTTTTCCGACTTCAAGAAACTGTGCTGACCAAAAATCTGCAAAATGAATGATCACCTGCAATGGTTCTTCATGACCTTTCAGATCATACGCAAGACTACCATAAGCACCATCATGATAGAAAATAGCGTGTTCTTCTTCCTCTGTCAGATCAATGTAACGTGCTGCCAGTTCAACCGATCTTAAAGGGTGGTCAATATGGCACAAATCAGAACTGATCTTGTACGGTTTACTTTCTGATCTCTTATACTTCTGTTCAGGATTTTTTTTGGTCGGTCTACCATCCTGTATCATGTTTTCAACATAATAAGGACTTCCATAACGTCCACACTTACCAAGGTCGTGTAATGCTGATGCAATGATCACGCTGCTGTGAATCTTGTTATATGCTTCACTTCCAAGCAGTGTAAGACCGATCTTTTCAGCGTACTGCATGACGTTCACTGTATGCTCTAACAGTCCACCATCTTTACAGCAGTGATTTCCACCGGACGCAGGGGCATCATAAAAACCAAGTTCTTCGATGAAGTCAAGTAAAGCTTCTATACCCTCACGACCTGTTGCCATCAGACAACCTTTGAAATACTCAATCTGTTTTTCTCTTGTCATTGTTAAATCTCCTTTTCTTCTAACTTTATTTTCCACCGCTTCTGTTCTTCAATGTTGGAAAGATACCAAGCGTTAGATTTTGATTTGTGTTCATTGAACCATTTGAACTCTTCAAAGTCCTTTGGAAATAGTAAAATACCATATCCCCCTGATTCTCTTATTTTCCTTAAGTGATAAAGCTGTATCAGTGACGGTTCACCGTTGTCTGCCTTGACTTCAATACCAAGAAAACAACCGTCTGAACTTGCCAGTAAATCAGGAATACCGCTTTTTGTGTAAGCTGCACCACCCCAGTATTTGAGCCACCAACAACCATATTCCTCAAGGTATTTTTTAACCCGGTTTTCAAAATTCTTTTCTGCTGCCACATTAACCACCTAATTTCAGTATCATAAGTCCAACCATTTAATCACCTAAACAAATCATTCCCGGTATCATTAAAATCACACCTATTACAATTTCTTTCATGTGAGTTGTCACCGGTTCATATATATGCATTTCAACAGCATAATCAGATGCACCGACCGCACCAACAATTAAGAAAAATCCAATAATTGCCATAATTCCGAATACCTTATCAAGTATTGAACAATTCATCAGTTAGTTCCTTTCCTTCCTGCAATGCTGCAAGATTCCTTTCTTCAAAACTTCCCTTTACCAGTAGGTAATAGTAGTAACATGGTCTGTTCTGACCGATTCTGTGTATACGCTTCTTTGACTGTTCCCAAAGATCACAAGACCCTTTTCCAAGTGGCAACGTAAAGTACACAATCTTATTTGCTTTCTGATAGTTACCACCCATTGCCCCGGCTTGGTACTGAACAAATGTGACACTGTTATCTACACATTCATAGGCATACATTGAACGTCCTGAACCATTTACAAAACTGACTTCCCTGTTGAGTGATTCGCATATTTTTCTAAGTCTTGTCAGTTCTTCATTGAAGTTATAAAACACAATCAACCGATCTTCTGTTGATTCCAGTAAGTCCCTGAATGCTTCCAGTTTTTCCTTATGCCATTGACCGCACAGCTGTCTGCAATATAATGTTTTGGTTAGGCTATTATCACCGATCAACTCAACCCTTGGTGTCACATCTTCACCTTCAAAATCTGAATCATCTTTGAATCTGACTAAGTTCCTTGTATCAAGTTCCAAGTAATTGTGTTTGATGAAAAACTTATATTCATTTGTGATCTTCAAGAAAATTTTCTGTTCAGTCTGTTCAGGTAGTTCAATCACTTCTTCTGTTTTCATGAATACTGCACCAAACTGTGTGAGTCTTTTCTTTAAATGCTCAACGTGCTTATATCCTGTGATTACTTCTTTCTTATACCCATCACCGTTTTCAATCCATTCCGTCTGAACATAGGAAGCATAAAAGGCTTTCTTGTTAATGTCCCAACCTAACAACTTAAGCTGTGACCACAACCGTTCATACTTTCCTGCTGTTGGTGTACCTGACAGCAAGATCACGCTTTCCGGTTGTAACTTCAATATGAATTTTGACCGTTTAGCGTTTTCGTTGCATATAAGGCTTGATTCATCAAGTAACAATGTAAAGTCGGTTATATGGGCTATATACTTGCGTCTGAATACCAAATCATAGTTAATTACACCGACAATCTGAATGTTCTGATCATACAGGTCTTTGGTTTCAACCAATGTTCGGAAGTTCACACCTTCACTTTTCTTGGTCAAGTCCATAACTCTGTATTCAGGGTAATACGTTTTCATGTGATCAACCCAATCATCAATTTTTGATTTTTGGCATACAATCAAATTTACAGTATTATTCAGCAAATACATTTTTTCAGCACCTACAAAAGTCTTACCAAGTCCCATATCTAAGTAATAAGCACACCTGTTTTTATCATCAGTCAGGTTCAGCACTTCTTCCTGATGGGGCATGAATTGAAGATCATTCATCTACCTTAATACCTGTACACTGTTCAAAGATTTCTGCATCAAAGTTTGGTATTGACCTAATGTAATTCTTCTGAGAGTCTGATAAGCTGCCCCACCATAACTGACCACATTCTGATTCATCAAGCACTTTGAGGTAACCGCCTGTTGTTTCATAGGTTGGATTTGCCACCTTTTCTTCATCAGTCATATCTTCTTCATACACCCATTCAACAACGTCTTTTGGTATCTGATTCAGTAAATATCTCGCATCTGATCTCAACCAATCGTTATAAGTCATATCTGACGGTTTATTGAACAGCATGATCTTCTGTTCTTCTGTATTAAAACAACCAGTATTGAAAGAAGATTTGTTCCAGTCCCCGGTGTTCCAGTCCCCGGTGTTGCAGTCCCCGGTGTTGCAGTCCCCGGTGTTGCAGTCCCCGGTGTTCCTGTTCCCGGTGTTCCTGTTCCCGG